TATATATACAATAGTTATATAAATGTCTATTAACGCAAAAAAGTCAGCGGTTCGAAACCAACTAACTTACACAAATAATCAACTGACGAATTATTTAGATGTTTCAATAAAAGGAGGAGGAGGAGGTGGTGGTAGTGGTGGTGCAGCAAACGCAACCAATATAGCAGGTGGAAGCGCTGGTGTAGTTCCATATCAGACCGCGCCTGATACAACTGCTTTTACTGCCGTTGGGACGGTAGGTCAAATTCTACAATCTAATGGAACATTTGCTCCTACTTGGGTTAATCCTGCGGCTGCTACAAATGTTTTAATTACAAGTGATAATATGAATGCAACATATTATTTAACGTTCGCAAAAACGACTGGAACTGGAAACAAACAGCTCTATATTGATGAAACAGGGACAGGTGCGCTGACATTCAATCCTGCGTTATCTACTGTAAAAGCATTAATATTCCAGGGTGATTTATCTGGTAATGCTACAAGTGCTACAAATGCTACGAATGTTGGAATTACAAGTGATAATACTGCTGGAACATATTTCATACCATTCACAAAGACGAGTGGGACAGGGAATAAACCACTATTTATTGATGACGCAACAACACCTCTCACTTACAATCCGAGCACAGGGTTATTAACAACAACCAATATAATAACTACCTCTACTCAAATTGGAATAGGATTAAATGCGGGAGTAACCTCACAAGGGACAAGTGCAGTCGCAATAGGAAATGTTGCGGGACAAACCAGTCAAGGAACAGAATCAGTGGCAATAGGTAGAGCGTCAGGAAATAGCGTACAAGGACAATATGCAGTAGCAATAGGAGTAGTAGCGGGTCAAACCAATCAAGGTACACGATGCGTAGCACTAGGTTCTGATGCAGGACAAACCAATCAAGGAACAGAATCAGTGGCAATAGGTAGAGCGTCAGGAAATAGCGGACAAGGACAATATTCAGTAGCAATAGGAGTAGTAGCGGGTCAAACCAATCAAGGTACACGATGCATAGCAATAGGTAGTGATTCAGGAAAAAGCGGACAGGGTAACTTTGCTGTGGCGATTGGGTACTTAGCAGGTACTACAAATCAACACACCAACTCTATTATTTTTAACGGAACAGGTTCAGCATTAGACAGTGATGGATCAAGTCGGTTTTTTGTGAAACCAATTAGAGGAGTAGCAACAGCAACTCCCGTGTTAGTTTATAATACTTCTACTGGTGAAATAACGTATAATACTTCATCAATCAAATATAAAAAGAATGTGATTGACTTACAAACAGATACTTCCAGTATATATAATGTCAGGGCAAGGGAATATGATTGGAAAGAAGATGACAAACATTTTATAGGTTATATAGCAGAAGAATTAGATGCTATTGATACAAATTTTACTTGGAAACAAAATGACGAACCCGAAGGTATTGAATGGTTTAATCTTTTGTTATATACAATAGAAGAAATGAAAAAATTAAAAGCAAGAGTAGATGAATTAGAAAGAAGTAATTAATTTCTCGTGTTATAACATCACACCTAAATCGTCTCTGCTCTATCCCTCTTCGCAATAAAACCCACAGCATCTTCACTTCTACAAAAGAACCTATACAACGGGTATTTAATAACAGTCATACCTTTCTGCTTACGAGGTTTGCTATAAAAAAAGTATTCAAAGTAATCAAAATCTAAAAAGTCAAGAATGTAATAACGCAATTCCTATCGGGCAGGGTGCAGGAAGTTTATCCACAAATACTTTCGTCGGTATTCAAGCACTAAATAGTGGTTCATTAACAGGTAATAATAATACGGCGGTTGGTAATCAATCACTGCAAAATAATACTACTGGAGGTGGTAATACGGCGTTTAGAAGATTATCGCTAAGTAGTAATACTAGTGGAAATAATAATACGGCGGTTGGGATTTCATCACTACGAAATAATAGTAGTGGAAGTTTTAATACTGCTCTTGGTTTCAACTCACTAAATGCTAACACTATCGGTGAAAATAATACGGCGTTTGGTGCTCAAGCACTCCTTTCTAACACTAATGGAGGTAGTAATTGTGCATTTGGTACTAACACATTGGCAAGTAACGTTGGTGGAAGTTTTAATTGTGGTTTTGGACTTTCAGCACTAATTGCTACCACTAGTGGTAGTGTTAATACGGCGCTTGGTACTCAAGCACTCATTGACTGCACTACGGGAAGTAATAACACCTGTATTGGTTCTAACTCGGGAACATCAGGAAGTCCATCAGGAAGTATAACTACTGCGAGTAATCAGGTATGTATTGGTAATAATGATGTAACGAATGCCTTTATCAAAGTTGCTTGGACTATTACAAGTGATTTACGAGATAAAACAAACTTAAAACCGATTATACATGGACTTGATTTTGTAAACCAGTTAAAACCTACAGAGTTCCAATTTCGTAAAGAAAGAGGTAGTGAAGAAATTCAAGAAGGAGGACGTATTCATTACGGATTTATCGCCCAAGATATTTTAGCACTTGAAGGAGACAAACCAGTCATTATTGGTAATAACGATGTGGAACGTCTAAATTACACAGAAAGTAATTTAATACCAGTCCTCGTAAACGCAATTAAAGAATTAACGGCACGAGTTCAGGCACTTGAATCAGGGAAATAATATTAAATTGTTTTCAATAATGAAATATGTCTAGTGATTTCGATGGATATATATCTATGTTTTTTAGTTCAGGTACAGCATCATCTAATAGTAGATATGGTTTAATTGATTATATCGATTGGGTAGTATCAACATAATAATAAAAACAAAAATTCATAATTATTATATCATATGATAATTATGAATAATCAAAACCCAAACCCAAACTATTGGTTCTCAATAGTATTAATAATTTCGTCGGGATAATCCATATCTTTGAGAACACGGATACCACCTTTGATTTTCGATACACCTTTTTTGATTTTATAGGTATATTCAAACGTACCATCTTTTAATACATTGACATCCATTTTATAATTTTGTACTTGTTTCGATTTCTTGAATTTATTACAAATAGCAAAGTAATGTGTAGTCAAAATATAATTAACATTAGAGAACCCGTTCAAATATTTCAAGAAAGCATGTCCGGCTTTCGACGCCTCTTCCGGATTGGTTCCAGAATATAATTCATCGAAAATACAGAAATGGCGACATTTCGAACCCGAATTCAATTTAATATTATCAATAATCTCTTTACACCGTCTAGACTCTGCTTGGAATAAACTATCTCTACCAGAAGTATCCGGAATATTCAAATAAGAATGGATATGACTATAAGGAGTAAGTTTCGCTGATTTATAAAATCCACAACCGAATTGTTGTGTGAAAATAATATTGATAGTAGTCGTTTTCAAAATCGTGGTTTTACCGGATTTATTAGGAGACGAAATAATCATATTTTTATCGAATTTACACGAATTTTTGACTGGGAATTCATCCATAAGCGGAGGATAATATTGGTCTTTAAAATCAGTCACTGCGTCCTCGTCGAAGTCAGCATAGGATATGAAACCCTCTTTTATGTTACTATGTAGTCCTAACAGATTATTCACATACCCTTCAAACCCGAATGAGAATTGTAGAGCATTTTCATATGTTTTATTGGAATAAAATTCATAATAAGATTTCAACATATAACCAATACTAGAAAATTTACGCACAGAGAACCGGAAGGGAGTAATAGAATTCAATTGTTTATTGAATAATTGTAAATAATGACAGTTTAATTTTAATTCTTGATAAAAAGGTGAATAAGTATCATAATCCTTTATAATATTCGCAAAAGATTCCATACTATCAATCGAGTATTTAGTATAATCACGTAATTCATACAAATAATCATTCATTTTTTGAACATTATTATAAAAACGATAACAAGACATCACATTTTGATAAATTTGTAGGATGTATAAAGAAAAGGTTATCAAAATATAAATAATTTTATCCCAACTCAATGACTGAATATTCATGAGTGTTTTGCCAATAAAATGGTTTTTAGCGATACTTTTGAGAACATCCAAATAAACACTGAACGTAATAGGAATTCTTTGTAATTTCAATAACAAAAATGGGAAAATTAAAAAAATAATAGGTATAATAAGGCTTATCAATGGAGATAAAATATTAATAACAGAAAAACATTGTAAGAATGATTCTGAATAATTTAAATGTTTCAATATATTCCATTCAATAAAATTATATTTTTCCATAAAAGATTCGTCTTGTTTAACATCATTCCATATTTTGATAAGTTTATCACAATTAACACAATGTTTATTATTCATCATTTCAGATTTATAGTTATGGATGGATTTTAATATATTTTGTGTATCGTTCAAAAACGAGGTATTTGTGGTATATTTTGAATTCCATTTAGAAATCATTTTTTTAGAAAAAACATGGTTGGGTTTAAAGGCATAGTCATACATGGTATTATTGGAACCCTCTTGGTTATTGGATAATTCTAAATCATTAGAAACTATATTGGATAATGAATGTATTTCATCTGGTTCTAAATATTCAATTGGTAATTTGAAATTAGTTATTTCAAAGTTATCACGAGAACCGGTTTTATCATTAACCGCATCGTTCTCTTCACTATCTTTTTTCCCATCACATTGAGAACAATCATCTAAAATATGCGAATCTACTGATTTACTATTTGATGTAAATTTTCCAGATAATATAGATAAAAAACTTAACATTATAATAAAAATGTTTGTGATATTATATTAACTATACAAACGCGGACGAATAAAATAAATAATTCGTATAAATTATATAAATACATATAAGTAAATATTATAGATAGTCATTAAGCCAATATAAAGATGGTTTATTATAGTTTAGAAGATTATAATAATATTATATCCAATGGTTATGATTATGTTTTACCGGAAAATGTTATTACTATAATAAATAATTTAACAGCAGAATTGGGTATTATAGAGACAACCAATACTCCAGTTGAAAAAAAGAAGACATATGAGAACGATAGAAATACTCGTGATTATAAACATAGGGATTCAAATCATTTTAATCCAAAACGAAATAAAAATACTTTTGAACAAACCTGGGAAAAATTACCAACCCATAGACCTACAAAAATAGAGAAAAAGGAAGGAATCGAAAAAACAATAAATGACATACGTACAAGTTTAAATAAAATTTCGAATAAGAATTATGATACGCATCGCGATACAATATTGAATTCTATTATAGAATTAGATAATGCGGTAAAGGCAATCACAGTAGATGATGAAGAGCAATCCGAAATAAAAACACAGGAAGAAAATAACGAATTAATAAAGGTAGCGAATGCTATATTCGATATAGCAAGTAATAATAAATTCTATTCTGAGATATATGCTAATCTATACAAAGAACTAATAGATAGATTTGAAATATTTAATAAAATAATATCGAAGTATTTAGACCAATATCTAGATAGTATTAAACAAATCAAATATGTAGATTCGAATGAAGATTACAACAAATACTGTGAAAATAATAAACTAAATGACAAACGCAAAGCAATGAGTGCTTTTATAATAAATTTAATGAAAAAACAAATAATAGAAAAAGAAAAAGTTCTCGATATTATTTTATTATTACAAAATCTAGTTTTTGAATATATTGATTTGGACAACAAGACAAATGAAGTGGATGAGATTACAGAAAATATTTTTATTTTTTCAACAATGTCTGCTACAGAGTTTGGGAATATAGCAGAATGGGATAATATAAAATCAAATATAGTAAAATGTTCTCAATATAAGGCAAAAGAACATAAAAGTATTTCAAGTCGTGCAATCTTTAAATATATGGATATTTTGGATTTTTTCAAAAAAAACAATATAGAATAAAATTCAATAAAATTGATAATTTTTTGATAATATTAGTATTATTATTATCAAAATATATGTCATTTGATTACCATATAGGGTATATTTTCAGAACATGTCAAGGTTTTTATTATACGTATTTGGGATATGACATAACTGAGAACAATCCGTATTCTTTTATTGTAACATATCCTACAAAAGGAAAAACATGTATATCTTATAAAAATTGGCATAGTAGAGAATGGACAGAATCTGCTATACAAAATAATATACTTATACCAATTGTGCTTTTATCCAATAATTTATTATTCGATATTCAAACTTGTATAACTAACGTAACAAAATTACATGATATTGCGGAATCAAATAATTTATCAGAAGAAATAGAAAAATATATAAAAATCTTTATGGGATATTCACATCGGTTAGATGTTACTAATTAGACCAAACCGAAGAAAAAATATGAAATCATCAAAATCGCCAAAAAGTAAAAAAATTGAAGTAAAAATGATAGACATAATTATGTTCATTAAAATTTTACAAGAAATGGATAATTTAATAGTTGGAAGAAGATATTTTGTAACAGAATTAGATAGCATATGGTTAAAAGAATTTCATACATATTATCGTGCGAAATTTGGAGGTATTCAACGA